GCCATCCTGTGGATGGTTCGCGACCTCGCCACGCCAGGCGATATTGCGGGGGCACTGAGCCAGAACCCGGAGGTCTATACGCTGTCGCTGGGCCACATGACGGACCTGACGCTGCGGGCGTTTGCTTATCTGCGGCTGCCGCTGGCGTTGGCGGGGGTAGCATTTGTGGTGGGCGCGGCGGGGGCCTGGCGGCCTGCGGGCCGAAAGCTCGTGCCACTGGCTCCGCTGGCGGCCATGATGGTGCTGTTCTTCCATGCGGCGCGGCTGGCGATGGTGGTGTTCGATCCTTACATGTCGTCACGGCCGCTGGCCGAGGCGCTGCTCCAAGCGCCGCCGGGAAAACTGATTGTGGACGACCAGTATTACACCTTCTCTTCGGTTTTCTTCTACACCAACCGGCGCGCGCTGTTGCTGAACGGGCGGGTGAATAACCTGGTATATGGGTCTTACGCGCCGGACGCGCCACAGGACGTTTTCATCGACGATCGCGACCTCGCCGAGCGCTGGCCGCAGGCGGAGCGGTATTACCTGGTGGCGGAAGGGCCGCAGGTGCCTCGGATCGAGAAGCTAGTGGGCAAGGCCGCCCTGCGGGTGGTGGCCGCGAGCGGCGGCAAATTCCTCTTCACAAATAAATAAGAATTTTCTTTCCCCTGTTTTCAATTACTTGGACATGCGATCCCGGCTGAATGCGAGATCCGGGGTGCTAGTCTCGAATTGGGAAGAGGGTTGCGCGGCTTCGCGGATTCGCGAAGCCGTTTTTTTTGGGGGGCACGAATGGAAACCAAGGAGAAGCAAAAGAAAAAGGCCCCCAAAACTTTGAGGGTCCGTATTTCGGACCTGCTGGAGAAAGCCATTACGGGGATCGAAGGCCGGTTCGCGTCCAAAGACTTCAAACCGACTATGGGGGACTACCTCAAACTGCTGCAGATGGAAATAGAACTCGAGCAGGAAGAAATCAAGGAGATCAAGGTCACATGGGTCGAACCACCGGCCACATCCGACCCGGGGAAGTAACCCGGCACATAGCCTATCACCCCCTGCCTTCGCAGCAGAAATTTCATGACTCGGAGGCCCGATTCAAGGGCTTTTCGGGACCTATCGGCAGCGGGAAGAGCCAGGCGGTCTGCCAGGAAGCCATCCGCCTGAGCTATTTGAACCAGGGGCGCCTGGGACTGCTGGGCGCGCCGACGTATCCGATGTTACGGGATGCGACGCAGGCGGCGCTGTTCGAGATTCTGGATGGGAACAAGATTCCGTTCGATCACAGCAGGGCGGAGAACACGTTGATCATGCGCGACACGCGATCGAAAATCCTGTTCCGGCCGATGGACGAATTCGAGCGGCTGCGCGGCACCAACCTGGCATGGTTCGGCCTGGACGAGCTGACCTATACCCAGGAGGAAGCGTGGCTGCGGCTAGAGGGGCGATTGCGAGATCCCAGGGCCAAGCATCTTTGCGGCTTTGCGGCTTGGACGCCCAAAGGATACGACTGGGTCTACCGGAAGTTTCTGGCGAAGCCCGTCAAGGGGTACGAAGCGATCATCGCCCAGCCGAACGAAAACCGGTACCTCCTCCAACACATTCCGGATTACTACGACCGGCTTAAAGACAGCTACGACGATCGCTTCTATCAACAGGAAGTATTGGGTCTGTACCTCAACCTGGATGCCACGCTGGTATATGCCTCCTTCACGCGCAACGAAAATCTTGCGGTCTTGAGTTTCGATCCCGGTTTGCCGCTGCTTTGGGCGCTGGATTTCAACGTGGATCCGATGAGCTCGCTGGTGGTGCAAGTGGTCCGCGGCAAGGTGCGGGTGCTGGATGAGATCGTGCTCCGGCACGCCACCACTCGCGAGGCTTGCGAGGAGTTTTTGAAACGCTTTCCAGTCGACCCGGCCGGCATCGTGGTCTACGGAGACGCTTCGGGGAACCAGCAACACACCACCGGAGCTTCAGACTACGACATGATCCACGAGTACTTCCAAGTCCACTCCACCATGCCGGTGAAATACAAGGTGCCGAAATCCAATCCGGGCGTGCGGGAACGGATCAATCTGACCAACTCCAGGCTGCGATCGGCCGGCGGCGACATTGGACTGCTGGTGGACTTCAAGTGCAAGGAACTGATCATGGATTTCGAGCAGGTGGCTTTCAAGGCCGACACCTACCAGATCGACAAGGACCGGGACCGGCTGAGAACGCACCTCTCCGACGCGCTGGGGTATCTCCTCTGGCAGGAATGCATACCGCTCCCATTTGCCGGCGAGCGGCGGGAGCGAGTGCTTTAACCATGCAAAACATCAACCGGGAACACCCCGAGTACATCGCGCGCAAGGCGACGTGGAAGCAGTACAAAGACCTTTACGCGGGCGGCGAGCGATTGCGCGCGGACGCCTCGGAATACCTGGTGCGGCGGCACAAAGAGCCGAGCGAGATCTACCAGGAACGGCTGAGCCGCGTGTTCTACGAGAACTACATCGGGTCGATCGTCGACTGGTATGCGGCGACGCTGATGCGGCGTGAGCCGATCCTGCTGATGGACGGAGGCGACACCGCCGCCAAGAGCTTCTACACGGCGCTGGCGGACGATTGCGATTTGAAGGGAACCAGCCTCAGCGAGTTTTTCCGGCAACGATTCATCCAGACCGTGGTATGCGGCAGCAGCTTCATCGTGGTGGACTTTCCGCGGGCGGGCCCGGAGGGATCCCCCGCGCTACTGACGCGGGCGGAGGAGGACGCTTCGGGACGGTCGCGAGCGTACCTGGTGGACTACGGGCCGGATGAGGTCATCAACTGGAACTACGACCCATCGGGCGGGCTGGAGTGGGCGGTGATCCGCACGTCCTGCCTGCAACAATCCAAGGTCACGGATGCGAAATGGGAACGGGAGACGCGGTGGATCTACTATGACCGCGAGAACTTCCAGATGTACCGGAAGGCGGGCGATTCGAGTCCCATCGAGCTGATGGATGAGGGGCGGCACGGGCTGGCGTCGCTGCGGCGGGTGCCTATGTTCCAGATGAAGGTATCGGAGGGGCTGTGGCTGCTGAACAAGGCCGCGCTTCTGCAACTGGAACACTTCAACAAGTCCAACGCGCTTTCGTGGGCGCTGACCATGGGCCTGTTCGCCAGTCCGGTGGTGTATTCGGACCGGGAGTTCACCCAAATGGTGGGCGAGTCCTATTACATCCAACTCGGGCCGAACGACCGGTTCGGATGGACGGAGCCGGAGGGAAAGGTTTACCAGATCGCGGCCGACAACCTGGTCCAGTTGAAAAACGAAATCTACCGCGTCTGCTACCTGACGATCCAAGCCGGAGAATCGGGCAGCGGGAGCCGGCAGTCCGCGCTGAGCAAGCAGTTGGACTTCAACACCACGCAGGAGGTGCTGCGGGGGTACGGCGATGCCGTGAAAGAGACCCTGAAGCAGGTCTTGTGGGCCATCGCGGCCGCGCGGCAGGACGGGATTTCGATCGGCGTTTCGGGGCTAAACGAGTTCGACATCGACGATCTCAGCACGGAGCTGGACGACGCCCAAAAACTGCTGAATCTGGGGATCGGCTCGGAGACGCTGACGAAGCAGCTCTTCAAGAAGTTAGCTTTCAAGTACCTGAGCGATGCGCGGCAGGAAGTCAAGAACCAGGTGGCGGAAGAGATCGACCGGATGAAGTACGCAGAGAGAGTTACTTAGCGCCGTGATTCGGAATGACGGGGACGTACCTCGCTGGCGCTCGGCGCAGCGGGACGCGGCGAGCTTCGCTCGGCCGCGGGCAGGCGGCACCGCCTGCCCCACCACGGGATACGCAAGCGTATTTACGAAACCGAGTACTTAGGAGACATATGGAAGGCATCGACGTACAAGCGATCGTGCGGCAGGCGATCGAGGAGTTCGCTACCAACGAGCAGTCCAAGAATGAGCCGGCCTACAAGGCGGAGCTGCAGGAAGAGCGCAAGCGCAGGGAGCAACTGGAGCGCCGGCTGAACGAGTTGGTGGCGGAGAACAAGCGCAGCCGCCAGATCGCCGCGGAAGCGGAGCGCAGCTCGGCCGTGAGAGCCGAACTGCAGCGGCTAGGCGTGGCAAAGATCGACCTTGCGTTCAAGGCGGTGCAGGACGGGATCGTGCGGACCGAGGACGGGCGGCTGGTGGCCCGGAGCGAAGCCGGCGAAACGCCGTTGAAGGAGCACCTGGCGGCGTTCGTGAATGAGAATCCGGAGTTTCTGCCGGCGCGCATAGCCGGAGGAACCGGGATGACCGCGACCTTCAAAGCGCCGTCAACGGGCAGAGAGACGGTGAGCATCGAACAGATCCGCCCGGGCATGAGCGCGGAAGAGATGCAGCGGGTACGAGAGGAAATCGTGCGCGTGGCGTCGCAGACCCTTCGGGGGCTGTAGTAACAACCCGGCCCAAGCAGAGGCGGCCGGCAAGAACAATCAAACCAAGGAGAACGAATGGCAGCTATTACCTCAACTAACGTCGCAAGCGCGATTGTGAAGCTGGTGGCGGCGGACGCATTGCCGGTGCTGGTGGGGAACCTCGTCATGGGGAACCTGGTGAATCGCGATTACGAGCCGGTGCTGGCGAATGCCGGCGACACGGTAAACATACCGATACCGCCAACGATGGTGGCGAACAACATCCTCGAAGGCGACTCGGTACAGACGCAAAACCCCAGTCTGGGAAACGCGCAGATCGTGCTCAATACGCACGTGGAAGCGACTTTCCAGATTCCAGACGTGACCAAGGTGCTGGCGGTTCCGGACCTGCTGAAGATCTACATGCAGCCGTCGGTAGCCGCCATCGCGCAGAGAATCGAGACCGACCTTCTGAGCCTCTACAGCGGATTCACGACCAACGCCGCGGTGGGGACGGCGGCGACGCCGATCACGGAAGCCGTGATCGACGCGGCGGAGACAACGCTGTTCCTGTCGAAGATTCCGCCGCAAGAGCAGAAGTTCATTGTGGTGGACGCGGCGACCTATTCGACCTGGCGGCAAATTCCACGCTTCAGCGAATTCCAGAACTCGGGCGAAGCGGGCCTGCGCGCGCTGATCGAAGGCACCATCGGAAAGATCAAGGACTTCTTCGTCTTCCGCTCGCAGTTTGTGCAGAAGACAGGCTCCCCCACGGTGACCACACACAACCTGGCGTTCACCAAGGACGCCATCGGCCTGGTAATCCGGCGGCTGCCGCAGCCGCTGCCCGGAACCGGCGCCATCGCGGAATACGCGGAGCTGGGCAACTTCGGCATGCGTGTGGTGATGAGCTACCAGCCGGACACGCTGGCGCAGCAGTTCACGGTGGACGTGCTGTACGGCTGCGGCGTGCTGCGCAACAGCGCGGGAGTGCAGGTCAACACGTAGGACGGCAAACCGCTCCCTGACGGTTGCGGCTCGGATCGGAGCTGCGGCCTTCAGGGAGCGGTTGTTCAGGGCGTTAAGGAGGAATCGATGGATCTGAAGCTCTATTACCAGAAAGTTCACAACAAAGAATCGGAGATTACGGAAGCGTTTCCGATCGTGGTGAGCAATGAGACGGCGGACGGCGGAAAGGCGGGGGTTCTGACAGAAGTGACGCCTGGAATCGCCGCCAAGATGGTGGTGGATGGCGTGGCACGCCTGGCTACCGCCCCGGAAGCGAAGGCGTTCCGGGCAGTGCAGGTGGACGCCAAGCGAGTGGCGGACCAGGCTGCGGCGGCGGCCAAGGTGCAGTTCACGGTGGTGTCGACCACGGAACTGAACAAGCTGAAGAGCACTCCGGGATCCGCCAAGGACTAGGCGAATGGCCATGGCTCTGTTCATAGACGGTCCCGCTTCGAGCATGGAAGACCTGACGGCGCAGGATTCGCAGCTTCTGGACGTGGCCAGCATCGAGGGAATCGACGTGACACAGAAACTGGTGCTGGCCCAGGACGAACTCACCCTGGAGCTGAACGCGCTGTTGACCAGGTTGAGCTACGTGGACCAGTTGTTCTGGCTGGCACCGCAGCCGAACCTCGGCAGCGTGGTGGTGACGCCGGCGCTGAAGTTGTGGCACACCTTTCGCAGTTTGGAAATGGTTTA